ATAGGGTTTAGCAGGGATATGACAAAAAAGGGATTTACAATAGTACCTAATCAAATCATTTGGGATGATGATTTATGTAATGATAGTAAGCAGCTATTTACTTACATAAGATCCTTATCCGAAAAATATAGAACTTTAAGAAACAGCACTTTAAAAGCTAAATTAAACATATCTGTAAATACACTACAAAAGTGTAAAAAAGAGCTAGTTAAAAATGGCTATCTAATTGTCCACAGAAGAACCTCCGCTAATCTCTATGAGCTTAAAGTTCCTAAGAAATCTGTCTTACCCCTGTCAAATGGTGGGTATGTGACTAACCAAAATTTGGGTAGTATTAAGAAGGATAAGACTAACTCTTATAATACTAATAAGGGATTTAAAAGGTTTAAGAAATTTGATGAATAAGTTAAATTCAACTCCCCCTGCCTTTACTTATACTTTTAAAGGTAAACCATTACAAAGAACAAGATTCAACAATTATACTCAAGCAGAAAAGATTGAACTCATTGAACAGTTATGGAATGAATATAAAGCTGGAATTTTAAAGCCACAAATTCTAACCAACATTGTTTTAGATAATTTATTTCCAGCATATACTGCACAGCTTATTTTAAATGATATGATGGAAAAGGGAGTCTTAAAAATTAACCCATTTAATCACACAACCAAACCTATTTTTAAGAAGAAAGGTCTTTTTGATTGGTAAATCTATATCTTGTGTGTTATAGGAATTTATACACTATAATCCCTTTATAGGTATATTTTGTAGCTACAACGCTGAGAGTGGTTCTTATTCCCTTTCTAACTGCTCTCAGCAACTATCTATGACAGTTTAAAGGGTATGTTTAAGAAGATTTAATATGGCTGGACGTCCTAGAAAATTAACGAAGAAATTAAGCGATTTAATTATTGATTGCTTAAGTGATGGCTTAACTATTCGCCAGGTATTTGAAAAGCCTGAAATAGATTACACCTGGACATCATTTAGAAAAGAATTAGTTGCAGATTCAGATTTAATGGATCGTTATCAGAAAGCAAAAGAGTTAGCCATAGATTTAGAACTTAGTAATTTAAAAGATAAAAGGTTAGAATTAGAATCAAAGATTGAGTCAGGAGACATTGACGGCAAAGCTGGACAGAATTTAGTGAACCTTTACAAGATAATAGTTGCATCAAGTCAATGGAATGCTTCTAAACTGTCAGCTAAAAGGTATGGAAAAGCTGCAGAGCTTACAATTAAAGGCGATAAAGACCAACCTTTGTCAATTTCTTGGGCAGACAAATAGATTAATAAGTCAATGTTTATGTAGAGAGTGTGTATTTCTTGCACACAAAAAATACATTTATTATATATGAGTGGCAAAAATATCACAAAATGCAAAAGGTTTGATAACTTTCTATTATCGGAAGTTTACTATTGATAACAATTAATTATCGTTAGTAATAATTTGTGGTTAATTGAATAAAAAACACAACATGTAGGGGGTTCTTTAAACCGATACCCCATTTTTAGGTTGGTCTGTTGAATAAATATTGATACAAGGTATAAACAAACAAAATGGATAATCTCTTATTAAAAACAATGATCCTTATAATGGAGGATAAAGTTACTGGGAAACCAGTTGTTGTTTCTAGTTTTCATGGCTTTGAAACAGATGAAGAAGCTCAAGACTTTTCTAACTACTTAAAAGAAACTGTGTTAGAAGAAATGGTTTATGAAAATCCAAAACAAACTTTGCACTAGGGGGGTTTTGTTTTAAAATGAAACAAATTGTAATTCCTTATTCACCAAGAGAAATCCAAAAATTTTTGCACAAAAAATGTGATGTGAACCGATTCAATGTAATCATAGTTCACAGGAGAGGTGGTAAAACTGTTTTTGCTATAAACCATTTAATAAAATCTGCTTTGCTAAACAAACTTCCTTATCCAAGATATGCCTTTATTTCGCCTTACAGGCTTCAAGGTAAAAGTACAGCATGGGATTACATGAAACAATTTTCTGCTGCTATTCCTGGCGTTAAATTTAATGAGTCAGAATTAAGAGTAGATTTTTCCGTCAACAATTCAAGAATACAAATTATCGGAGCAGAGAATAGTTCGGCAATTAGAGGACAATACTTTGATGGAATTATTGTAGATGAAACGCAAAATATTTCGCCTGATTTATTTGATACTATTTTAAGACCCTGTCTGTCAGATAGAAAAGGATTCGCTATTTTTATAGGTACGCCAATGGGAAGAAATTGGTTCTTTGATTTACATGAAAAATCCAAAGCTAATAAAGATTGGTTTACTGCTGTGTTTAAAGCTAGTGAAACAGGGATCATAGCAAAGGAAGAATTAGAAGCTGCCAAACATACTATGTCGCCTGATTCTTATGCTCAAGAATTTGAATGCTCATTTCAAGCTGGTGTTACTGGATCTTATTATGGTGGCGTTATGGAAGAATTAGAAAAGAAAGAAAGAATAAAAAATTTTGAAATTGACCTAGATTTGCCTGTGGAAACATGGTGGGATTTAGGAATGAATGACTCAACTGTAATTACCTTTGCTCAAAGGAGAAAAGATGAGATAAGGATTATTGATTGCTATGAAAACTCAAGTGAAGGACTAGAGCATTATGCTAATGTCTTAGATGAAAAACCTTATACTTACGATAAACATATTGCACCCCATGATATAAGGGTTAGAGAGATTGGAACTAACAAATCAAGATGGGAAACTGCAAAAGAACTAGGTATAGAATTTGAGGTTGCACCAAAATTAAGTATTGAAGATGGGATTGAGCAAACAAGAAGATTATTGCCAAAATGCTATTTCCATAAAAGTAATTGCAAAACGCTTGTAGAAGCGTTAAAAAGCTATAGTAAAAGATGGGATAGTAAAAATAACTGTTTCAGAAACAAACCTACTCATAATTGGGCTTCGCATTTTTGTGATAGTATTCGTTACGGAGCTGTGGTAGAGCCAATAGAAAGAAGTGATTGGAAAAAACCAATAAAGATTAATACGAATTACATAGTATAATATGGCAAAGAAAAAAAACATTGAATTTTCAAATCCAATTTTAAGAGCAATTCTTTCTAATCAAATACAGAACGCTGTAGGATTTTTAGGTGGAGAGTTATCTGAATCAAGAAGAAAATCCTTAGAGTATTATTTAGGAGATAGATTAGGAACTGAAATTGACGGAAGATCACAAGTAGTCTCTACAGATGTAGCAGACACTATTGAGTCTATGCTTCCAGGTTTATTAAAAGTTTTCACAGCAAGTGATAAGGTCGTAAGTTGCGAACCTGTAACTGGTGAAGATGTTGGTATTGCCGAACAAGCGACAGCATATTTAAATCATGTTTTCTACAAAGACAATCCAGGTTTCAAATTATTATATAATTTTTTTAAAGATGCTCTAATTGAAAAAAATGGTTTCTTAAAAGTTTATTGGGATGACTCTGAAAAAGCAGAACATGAAACTTATAAAAATTTAACACTAGCCGAAAAGGAAGCTCTACTAGATACTAAAGATGATATTGAACTTGTAGAAGAAGAAGAAATTGAAGACACAGTAGCAGCAGAACAAATTGAATTAGCAAAAGATCAAGCAGAGTTACAAGGTTTAGATATTTCTCAAGTTAATTTTCCTGATCCTGTTTTATATAATTGTAAAATTAAAAGAATTTCAAAAACAGGTAAAGTAAAAATTGAGTCTATACCACCTGAAGAATTTTTAATTAATCGTACAGCAAAGACGATTGATGATGCAGACTTTGTTTCTCATAAAGTTTTAATGACAAGATCAGATATAGTTCAAATGGGTTTTCCTCAAGAAGAAGTTGATGAGTTACCTAGAACTGAAAATGATATTTTTAATACCGAACAAGATATAAGAAATCAAAATGTTAGTAATTTTCAAACTAATGTTGCAACAGATAGTTCAACAGAAAAAGTTTTAATTTATGAATCATATATTAAATATGATTATGATGAAGATGGTATAGCAGAATTAAGAAAAGTTATATCAGCAGGTGATGATGGATTTAAAGTTTTATCTAACGAACCCTGTGATGGAGTTCCTTTTGTTTCAGTAACACCTATTCCAATGCCACATAGATTTTATGGCAGATCAATTTCAGAATTAGTAGAAGATATTCAATTAATGAAATCTACTGTTATGAGACAGTTGTTAGATAATATGTATTTAACAAATAATAATAGAGTGGCCATAATGGATGGAATGGTTAATATGGATGACTTATTAACGACTAGACCTGGAGGTGTTGTAAGAACTAAACAACCACCTAACCAAGTTATGCAACCATTACAAGCTCAACCTATTTCTCAACAAGCATTTCCATTATTATCTTATTTAGATTCTGTCAGAGAAGTAAGAAGTGGAGTTTCAAAACAAGCACAAGGTTTAGATCCAAATACATTAAACGCAAAAACTGCTACAGGCGTAAATGCTTTAATGACTCAAACTCAAATGAGATCAGAATTAGTAGCAAGAGTATTTGCCGAAACTGGTGTTAAAGATTTATTTAATAAAATTTTTGAGCTTATGGTTAAGTATCAAGACAAAGAACAAATTATTAAACTTAACAATAGATATATTCCAATCAAACCAACTGAATGGAAAGACAAATTTAATATTACTGTAACTGTTGGTTTAGGTAGTGGCTCTACAGAACAACAACAAGTTATGTTAAATGGTATTTTAGAAAGACAATTACAGGCGTTCCAACTTCAAGGTGGAAAAGAAATGCCAATGGTTAATCTTAAAAATATATATAATACATTATCTAAGATAGTAGAAAACTCAGGACTTAAAAATGTTGACGCATACTTTGTCAATCCTGATGTAGGTAAACAAATGATGGCTCCACCTGCTCCACCACCTTTAACTCCTATTGAAAAAATTGAATTTACTAGGATTGCTAGTGAAGAAAAAAGAAAAATTGCTGATCTTGAATTACAATACAAAGAATTAGATCAAAGAAATAAAGAAATGATGTTAGATTTTGAAGCTAAGATAAAAGATATTAGTTTAAAATATAATACTCAGCTAGATACTGCAAAAATTAAAGCAGATGCTGATTTAGATAAAGTAATGTTAGCTGGTGGAAGTAAAATGCTTGAACAGGCACAAAAATCTGCTAGTATACTGGGTAAACAAGTACAAGGATTAAATGGAAACGAAAGACCAGGCACAGAGGTCGTTGGAAATCAACAGATCAAGCCAGGCGAAACAGATTCTAGAGGATAAACTTTTTCAAGAGTCTATTTCTACTCTTAAAAAAATTTATTCTGAAGCACTTTTAGAAAAAACAGGTGCTAAAGAGAGTGATACAAGGGAAAAACTTTGGATCGCTTATAATGTTGTTGGTAAAGTTGAACAACATTTACAAAGTATTCTTGAGACAGGAAAATTAGCTGAAAAGCAATTAGATGTTTTCCGACAATCTCAAAAAGAACAAAAATTCTAACCACAAGTTAGAATAAGCCAACCTAATATCTAGGAGCTTAAACTCAAACAGGAGACTAAATGTCAAATGAAAACCCACTGCTTAAAAATGAAGCGGTAACAAGTG